TATAGTAATTTTGTAACAAGTTATGGATGGAGCTCTTTTCAATTAGAATACAGCGCACTTTTCAATTAGTATCTACATCATATGCATATGCCATCTTACTTTTTTATGCCATTTTCTGAATATCCCCAATTCAATATTTAATATATATATTGTATAACAAAAAAAGAATGAGCCCAGTACAATATCGAGCTCATTCTATAAGCAACTTAATGATTAGGTATCTAACTTTTTAGGAATACTTTTTGGAACATTTCTTAAGATTCCTTTGTCTTTTTAGTAACCTAATGAGCACTTATCTTTGTGAATAACATTAATTTCATAAATAGCTGGCGGAGCTATTGATCGAGTGATATTTAATCTTAATTTAGATGTTTGATAACTCTTGGGAAAATGAATTACTTTACAATCCCCCATTAATTCGTCCGAAACATAAATACATTTCCACTGATTATTTTCTAATATTTCAATATTATATTCTTGAATCCTATTAAGTCTTTCTGTTGTAAAACCATCAGGTGCAACATGTTGTTCACAAGCTTCAAATATAGAAATTTTATTAAATGGTTTTTGAGGAAGCATAATCGTTAATGTTGCTATTGTATCCGCAGCTCTCCACAGAGTTTGCATACCTCCATCTGTTGCGTATTTTCCACCATATAATTGAATATTTTCTTGAAAAACAGACGATGGTACAACCTCAGAATTTAAAGATAATAGTTCTCCATTTTTAGGCAATGGCTTATCCTTTTTTATTCCTATTCTCTTTGCTAGTTCCATTATAGCATTAGCCTCATACTCACGTATATTACCTGTTTTATCAGGAGGTATATTTATAACAAGTGTATTGTTATTATCAGTACACCAATAGAATAATTCTTCCAATTCATCTAAACTACGTACAGGTAAATTTTTTTCCTTTTGAAACCAAGTCCATGCTTTACTAATGCAAAGTGTATGTTCAAATGGCAAATAATAAGATTCTCCTTGATATAGGTATCTTTTTTTATCTAACTTATGAGCAATCTTAGGATCCCATAAACGAAAATCACTAGGAAAATACTGGAAAGTATATTTGTTATCAATAACCATAGAATCTGGCAAAACAGACTTTCTTAGGTCATCTGGATAAGATATTGTATGATTAACCCCAACAGCACACTTAGGCTGTATCTTCTTTATCATCGAATATATTTTTGGTAACTGCCAGTCTTTCACAGGCTTATCCCAACCTCCATCAAACCAAACTTCACATATGGAACCATAATTTGTAAGCAACTCTTTCAATTGATTAGACATGTATGTAATGTAGTCATTAAAGTTTTTAGACTTATAACTTTTCTCATGCCTATCCCATAATGAATAATAGATTGCAAACTGGAGTCCATATTTCTTACATGCGTCTGACACTTCTTTAACAATATCTCTCTTTACAGGAGAAGCCATCACATCATAATCAGTATATTTGCTATCCCATAAGCAAAACCCATCATGGTGCTTTGTGATAAGCAACACATATCTAAAACCAGCTTCACTAGCTACTTTTACCCACTGGTCACAATTTAAATTAGTAGGATTATATGTATCTACAGGTATACTTCCATCAGACCATTCTAACTCAGCAAAAGTATTGAGACCAAAGTGAATAAACATACCATACCCTCGTTTAATCAGTTCTTTTTGTGCCAAATTATAATGGTTGTTTGGTTTTAGCTCCTGAGCTGTTAGACACGATATAATATTTACCATTATAAAAAATAAAATAGTTTTCATGACTTCATGATTTTATATCAATTGATGAGTAAAATTAGTTATAATCTCCATTATATAATTATTCTAAGACCTCGAAAAATCACCATCCTGGGTTTTGCTTTAACGATCCTTTTGAAAGGTCTATATCAGTTAATGGAATTGCCCACAAATAATCTCTATTCGGATTAAACTTTCTATTTTCTACCCATAAATACTCCCCATTCATTTTCTTTCCATATACCGGCTTAGTAACAACAAATTCGGTTGTTCTCCAGTGACGTGTATCATAATAATATACACCTTCAAAAGTAAACTCTATTCGCTTTTCTTTTCGAATTATGTTTCTCATTGCTTCCTTATTTAGATTTTCTGGTAAGGATGGCATATTCACTCTATTTCTAACTTTATTAACTGCATGATATACTTCTGCTGTAGGACCTGAAATTTCGTTCAAAGCCTCTGCATAAATACGGGGCACAGAACGAAGCGTATAAAACGATATATTGAATAAAACGACACATCGCTTTATAATACAATAGGTTACGGGGAAAGATAGAAGGAACTCCCGCAAAACGAAACGTTTACGCAGGTTTAATTTCTGTTTACGTGGAGGGCTGTTTCGGCTGCATAGGTTTGGCGATTGCTTTAAATGAGCTTACATGAGGTTTACATGGTGTGTAAGTAGGATAGGAAGATAGCGGTTATATGCCGCTTTTTTTATGCCTTGTTTTGGATTATATGTTTCTAAAATATTCCATATAATGATTATTTGGTATATTTGCTCCGCAAAATATATTGATATGGCAAAGGTTATACATGTGCATTTGACGCACGGAATAGACGGAACAAAGCGAAGAGATTGGTATTTTAGTAGTATTTCGGCTGTTTATACGGTTTTGACGGCAGAACAGGTGGGTGCGACCAAGAATTATTTGTTACATGCCGGTCTGTCCGGTAATGGTACAGTATGCACTAAAAGGGCTATAATCAAGCAATCTACGCTTATTTCAGGGAGTAGGAGGGGAGAGTAGGTGAATAGATTAGAATGGCATTAGAACGAAAGAAAATCACCATTCGGCAGTTATTCTTGTAGAGGAGACTTATGGTCTCCTTTTTTGTGTCTCAAAGTGGCGAGTGAAGTGATGATTGTCCTAACACTTGGAGTGGCAATTTTGGAGGTGGGGATAGTACTGGGGTTAGAAAGTGGGGTTAGTTTTTATAAGAACTGGGGTTAGTAAACACGGTTTTGAGAGGGGGTAGTTGGAAGTATGGTAAAATATGGTTTTTTGAATGATAGGTGTAAAATATGCCTTGATACACCCACCCTAAAAACCATCACCTATAAAAAGTATACATTATTATATAACGGATTATCAGTCCTTTTGGGGCGATTATATGGGGTGGATGGAGGGGGAATACCGAGAGAGGGGAGTCTGAAGGTATAATCGGGGGTACCCACAGGGTAACGTTTCATGTTCTCCGGATGGTAAAAGTACGCTCTACCCTACATTTGCATTCCCAGAAGTGTACGCATCCGATGCAGGTTTCCCTTTTTCAAGATTCATTTGGCGAATTTGTTCTTTGAGACGGCCTATTTCAGCTGCTTGTTCTGTGATACGGTTGAGAAGCTCTGTGAGCATATCTGGAGATAAATTGGCAGAAGCTACCTGGCTTTTGGTGGTAATAGAACTGTCTTGTGGGGATGTGTAAAGCATCTTTCCCCTATTCATTAATAACCAATCAGGTGAAATGTTCGCATTTGCGCATATTTTTTCAAGTACATCAAATGAAGGCTTTCCTTGACGGCTACCAACTACATTTTCAATGACAGTAGGTGTTACTCCTATCGCCATAGAAAAGGCTCTTTTATTGCCATTATATTGTTCTTCGATAATGGTCTTTAAACGTTCGTTTATACTCATCATTGAATTTATTTTTCGCAAATGCGAATAATTTAACTCTTAAAACTTTGTTTATTCGCAAATGCGTATTATATTTGCATCGAGTTAAGAAATTAACGAGCGACCAAAGATACAAAAAAAGGTCGAGAATAACGAATTTTAGCACTTAAAGAAAATGAACGAAGAAATCAAAGAATGGCAGACACAAAGCGTGAAGCACAAAGTAGCTTACGTGTTGATGATGGACGGTATCAGTTTCAGATACACTGAAGAGACCGGGATTGTGTTTTCCGCTCCCGATTTTTATGTAAAGAATCTCATCCGGCGCTTGATGAGCTGCTACGGCGTGAGTTTGAAACCGATTATAAACGAATTTAAATAAGTGAGATTATGGAAAATAAGAAAATGGATTGCTGGGATTTTGTATTCAGTTTTGTGAAGAACCATATAGACGCTTTGGTACAACAAGCTGACAAGTACACCAAAGAGATGAACGAGGACTATGAACACTTCTTTTGCTGGTATGCTGAAGAGATGTACAAAACACAACGAGAGCTTGCTTGTTACCGCGCTTTGAAAACGGTTTTATCCGTTGGCAGTCATGAGGAAGCAAAGTTGTTTATAGAAAACAAGATAAGCAGTTTGACTGACAGTCTTCTTTCCGGAAGCATTCGCAGGAACAGTACCAGTGCAGCTTCAAATCTGGCGCATACATTAGAACTGGAGATGAAGCAGTCTGTACGTGAGAAGTTTATAATGCTTCTTGAAGTTATAGAGAAAGGTGAAAGTGTTGAAGGATAACGGAAAACCGAGCGTGACAACCCGGAAGGCGTTAAGAGACGGGTGGCGGTGTGGAAAGACACACGGGAGTGTATGGTTCTTGCGCCAGGGTTCGATTCCCTGGACTCCCTCTGATATAGACACTAAAATGAGTGACTTATGAAAAGAACAATCAATTCCATGGAGAAGGGTAAAGATGTCGGTATTTCTCCGGCAGAAGAAACACCCATACCGGGCTTCCCAACTGACTATGAGCAAAGAGTCCGCGAACGGCTTTCTCGAACACCTTTTGCGTCATTAGTGAATGCTTTGAGAAGTGGAACCAGACAAGATCAGCTGTCGTGTATGCTCCAAGTCGAGCGCCGGCTTCTGCAATATCGTCAGGTAGCGTTATGTTGTCGATACACACGCAGTCAATTTCTTGAAGAGATGCAATCGCTGTCAGGGCTGTTTGGATTAGAGGTCTGCTCTTCGCTGATGAGAGAGTATCAGCGTAAGATACCAAGAAAGGCAGTGATGTCGGATTTTGAGGCATAAGTCGGTTATTTTTTTAAAACGCAACAAATATAACGAATTAGGATATTAAAATCAAGTGAGATATGAAGAAGTATATTCATGTAACAAGTGAGGATCGCCAGTTTTTGGCCAAGGCTTTCAACGTAAGCAGCGTGACGGTTTGGAAAGCCCTGCGTTTTGAACAGGATACGGATACCATCCGTAGGATCCAGAAGGCCGCCCGTGAGCGTGGTGGTATTGTAATGGCGGTGGCTCCGGTTATGGAGACACTACACGACCATGATAACGTGATACGCCAATATTTTCCGAACGGCGCATTGTTAGAGATCAGTAAAAACGACAGCACGGGTGTGGTGACTTATAAAGGGGAAGAGGTGAGACATTATGATAATGTGACATTTTCCAATATAGACAGCATCCAAAATTTTGCGGCCGCATTGAAATAAGGAGGTGTGAGTATGGAATTTTTCGATAACAAACTTTGCATATCGTTTCGTGAACTTGTTGATGGCGGAATAATGACTGTTCCGAATTACAAGTATATGGCATCCAGTGGCCGGATAAAGGTAGCACGTCGTGGTGGTGGAGCGAAAGGAAATGGAGCTTTGATTGTTATTGATAGTCTGCCTACCTCTTACAAAGAAAAAGTCGAGGAGAAATATCCTGGTGGCAATGCCGTGCTTTTGCGTGGCTGGATAATATCGAATTACGAGCTTGATCAGGCTGCCGTCGCTTTCTTTATGGATTGGGCTGCCCGGCAGTCCAGCGATAAGGCTTCTGACGAGCTTGCCAGAAAGTATGCGATAAATGCTTCAGTACTGAATACTTGTATCAAGTTGTACAATCGTAGTCGTGATTATCGAAAGTTAATGGGAGAGAAGTATGATTGGAGCATGATGGCTACTACCATTGAGACGCTGCGCGAAGAGTTCGGGCATGATCTGCCGGCGAGTACCTTGCGTTTCCGAAAGAAGGTGAACGAGTACAAGCAGTACGGTTATGAGTGCCTTATCAGTGGAAAGTTCGGTAACCAGTGTGCGAGGAAAGTGGATTACAAGACCGAGCGTCTCGTGCTGAGCATCACGGTGCTGCCGAACCAGCCTTATGGCAGTGACGTACACGAGATGTATATCTCCTTTGTGTGCGGTGAGTTGGAGGTATGGGATTTGGAAACCGGGGAAATATTCAACCATAACGATTTTACGGATAAGAACGGTGATCCGAAAGAACTGAGCGAAAGTACCATTCGCAACATCTTGAACAAGCCGGCCAACCAGGTACTCATAGAGAAAAAACGTCGTGGGTGGTCGGAATTCTACCACGAGCAAATGCCACACATGCACCGCCACAGTGGAGAGTTCTCCTTGTCCCAGATTACGATGGATGACGTGGATCTTCCGCGTCGCATGAAGGGTGGTGAATACGTACATGCTTATTATGCCTACGATGTGGTAAGCCAGTGCCGTGTGGGGCTTGCTTACGGCCGTGATAAAGACGAAGCCCTTGTGGTTGCCTGTTTCCGGGATATGTTCCGCCTGATTGAGCGTAACGGGTGGGGGATGCCTGCCGGTATCGAGGTGGAGCAGCATTTGATGAGCAAGTACAAGGAGGGCTTCCTGAAAGCCGGTGAGGTGTTCAAGTTTGTGCGTTTTTGTGCACCGTTGAACTCTCAGGACAAATATGCTGAGCCGTTGAACGGTGCGTTCAAGACTACCATCGCCCATAAGAACCATGAAGGGGTGGGTCGTTGGTACGGTAAAGGGGCACGGCGTGTGGATCAGAAGAAAATCAGCGACAGTGGGAACCATACCTACGAGGATAGGAAATATTATACGTTTGAGGAACTTGTGGCAGATGACCGCAGGGATTGTGCTGAATGGAACAACACGCTGCACCCCAACCAGAAGAAATATCCGGGCATGACCCGCTGGGACGTGCTTGTGGCGAGGATCAACCCGACTCTGCGCCCGCTTGACAAACTGACCCTGAGCCGTTATATCGGCGAGAGGGTGGAAACAAGCGTGAGACGGAACAGTACGGTACGTGTGGCGTACGCTGACTGGTGGCTGAGCGGTCCGGAGGTTCTTGAGAAGTTGGAGCCTAATAACCGCAAGGTGACGGCTTTCTATTTGCCGGATGAGGAAGGCAAACCGACCGATGTGTTCCTGTATCAGAATGACCGCTATATCGACAAGGTGCGCCCGGTTGTGACTTATAGCCGTGTAATGGCGGAACAGACCGAAGAAGATAAGGCAGCTTATACGGAACAGGCAAAGATAATGAGTCACTTTGACAAATGGGTACGTGATAACGCTATCGGTCAGGTAGGTGTGGCACCGGTCCAACGTGAGGAAGAAGATGAGGAAACGGAAAGCCTTGTATTACCTACGGCACCTGTTCCTGAAGAACCCGATGAAGCTTACGAATGGCAGCCGACCAATATGGCGGCAATGGCTATTGGAGATATGTAAGAATACGATTAGAATAACATTATAACAGCGTTTGAATTATGATTACAGAAGCGCAAAAACAGAAGATTTTGGGAGCGGTAGCCGCCAACCGTGCGAACTATCCGAGTGACGCCAAACACGCCGCTTCCCTTGGCATCAGCACATCGGTGTACAGTGCCATTAAGAACGGACAGACGGACAAGGCTCTTAGTGATGCCAACTGGATAAGTATAGCCCGTCGTTTGGGTGTGAGCCTCCGTGCCGATATGGAGTGGAAGGTTGCCAAGACCGCCACGTTCGAGTATATAACCGCCCAGCTGGAGTTCTCCCAGCAGTCGAGCCTGTCGGCTATCCTATGCGACATTCCAAACATCGGAAAAACTTTTACCGCAAGGTATTATGTGCAGAACCACAAGAATGCCGTGTATATCGACTGCTCGCAGGTGAAGACTAAGCTGAAGCTGGTGCGTAAGATAGCTGCGGAGTTCGGAGTGGATGCCAAAGGTAAATATAGCGATGTATACGAGGATTTGACTTATTACCTCCGTTC